CCTTTACCCGTTGTGGGTAAAGGCCGAAGATTTTAAACTCTGGCGATCACGAGGTCGTCGAAAATCTCGTGATCAAAGGAGATCGTTATGTTGAGGACAAGACAAAAGCAGAATGGAGACAACTGGCCTGCAGCCAAGCGGTTGCAGATTAACGTTGGCTCCAGTACCCTTGCCCAATGGTACGTTGGATGCAAGGCTCCGTACTCGGATATTCTTCAGCGAGCAATCGCTGACCGAGGTATTCTACAAAGTGCGATATTGAATCCCACTACGTCGAGTACGTTTACGGATGACAATTCCCTAAGTTCGCATCTTAAACAATGCGAGCATCTTAAGTCGTCGGTAAAGATGATGCCTTTTTATTTTACGGCATCGACCCCTACTGGATCGGCTTGGGACTTAGTTGGGAACGTGTATGTTGCTCCTCCCTTGCCTCAGTCTCTAACCCTCCCATCGCCCGACCTTGATTATGCATTACTTAGGTCCGAGGCCATGGCCGAATTAACCCCCCAATTTAAGGCGGCTTTTGATGGTGCACAGTTCCTGTACGAGTTGAAAGACTTTAAAGGGATTGCGAACTTGCTGTCAAAAGCTGGCGATCGTATTTCGAACATTGCCGAATACGCGTCGCGGTGGGTGAAACGGGCAGGTCACAAAGATGTTGTTCTGGCCGAAGGTCATCTAGCAATACAGATGGCGATCAAGCCTACAGTGTCTGATGTTTGTGCGATTCATAAGGCAATTACAACTGCCCAAAAATCGCTAAACGCGTTTAACGCGCAAGGAAGGATCTTATCACGTCATCACTTTTCAAAAGTGGTGAGCTCGGTTACAACCGTCTCAAGTTTTACAGGCGGTTCATACCGGTATAAGACCTATTCCACAACGTCAGTGACCTATTGTGCAGCTGCAAGTGCCAAGGCCCACCACAATGTGAGTGGAGCTCTGGATTTGTTTCTGCAAAGATGGGGGTTACAGATGTCGCCGTCGCTGATATGGAATGCTATACCATTCAGTTTCTGTGTTGACTATTTCTTATCTGTCAACAAGATGATGGCGTCTTTAAGTAGAGATGCTGGAACGACCTTTACGGTTTCTGATTATCAGGAATCCGTGAAGATAGTTTCGGAGAAGTGCACCGTACTGCAGTCGAGTCCGAGGACCGGCTACACTACCAAGTACTTTCTAGGCGGTACATACGGCGACACTGGACAATCGGCGATTTTGCCGGATGAATATCCAGTTTCGCTCGTCACGCTCAGTCGCTACGTACGATCTCCGATCATGCCTCCTCCTTTTTCACTCGGAGGTATGGTGCCACCTCGCTTCAAGTGGCCGACGTTTTTACAGGCGGCTAACGTTGTCGCGTTGCAGCGGACCACTTCAAAAGTAAGGGCTTTACCTCCAATGAGGTTCCCGAGACTGAAGCGCACTAAGCGCGGTCTCAGAGTCGCCTGATGAAGTGCAAATTGGGCATCCCGCCCACCTTACCTGGCAAATGAGCCAGCTACTCATAGGAGTTCAAAATGATTACTGATATTGTCACCGTCAACGACGGAACGAAAGATCGTTCCTTCACTCTCGTTTCTCGTGAAGGCATGAACAGCGTACGGCGTGAAACTACCGCCGGCGTATTGTCCAAGTCTAACAGTAACCTTGCCATCAAGCATCAGATGGATCCCAAGGCGACCACGAAACCGAATCGCCACCTCGTGGCGTTCAGCGAGACTGAGTATGACGCGAACGGCAAAGCGCTGGTCGGGACAGTACACATCGTCATCACGGCGCCCAAAGAGGCGACCGATGCTCTGATCGATAAGCTGGCGGTCATGACAACCGCGTTCCTTACGGCACCTAATCGTGCGCAACTGCTCATCGGTGGGAATTAACGGATCTTTTGACAGAATGACCTAACCTATTTGGAGGTCTGAAATGTCTGAATCCGCCTACTTAAGTGTATTCTATCGAGTCTTCGACGACTTTGTAGATATGCTGCCAGAGTACGCGCCAAGTGAGGCCCGTCGCGATGTCCACGAGTGCGTTACGCGCTCGCGTCGCGAGGGGTTCTCTTTTTTCACCAAAACATTGCCATCTCTCGCAAAGCACTTGGAAACTGCCTTGGAGACTGGTACCTTCAAGCCCTTCCCTGCATTCCGCAGAGACAGAGGCCGAACAACGCCCGCTTTTATGGGGCCGATGTTCAAGGAGTTGTTTGATGAACATGGTGCGGTTTTGGGTAGCCCTAACGCAAACTGCGTTAGGCTTATTCGACAAGCTTGTTATTTCTTTTACAAGTTTGATACGGAATACCCCCCCGATCTTGAAGCGAAGACTATACAATCCTTCGTTGAAGTCGATGAGAGCCTCACTCACGTCAGTGAGAAATTTGAGGATCTTACTCGGGAGCAGAGGCTCGTTGTTACTATCGCTAGCTTTACTCTTGAGCGCGTTTTCAGCAATTTTGATCCAGCTGATATCGCCCCGAGACCTGGACCTGGTGCTTCCGCCTCAGGTACCTGCAGAGCTGAGAGATACGAGCCAAAAGTGCTTTTCTCCAGAATCCATGAGTCGTATCCGTATTATAGATACTTCTACATGGGTCGGAAGCACCTGCTAGATCGCGCGTCGACGTACCGTGCTCTACCTCGCAAAGAGGCGGGCACGAGTTTGCTGCGTTTGGTACCCAAAGACTCAAGGGGCCCACGCATCATATGTATGGAAGAGCAGGAGTATATGTTCCTCCAGCAAGGGTTAGGTGATGCGCTTCGACGACATGTCGAAAGCGACAAAATGATGTGCGGTCACGTGAATTTTCGCGACCAATCCATCAACCGTCAACTGGCCCTGAGGTCCTCTGTGACACGTGAGTATGCAACTCTCGACATGAAGGAAGCCTCAGATCGTATCTCGCGGAATCTCGTGTTTCATTTGTTTGCGAGGTGCCCCGACCTGCGACGATGCCTACTTGCATTGTCCACTCCGGAGATTCGACTTCCGGATGGAAAGGTGATTCAGGCTAGAAAATTTGCCCCCATGGGGTCTAGCCTGTGTTTCCCGATAATGTCTGTAGTACATTACGTCTTAGCTTTAGCCGCGATTCACGTGGCTACAGCGCATCCCATTAAGGCGATAGCGAAATCCGTTTACGTCTACGGTGACGACATTATTGTGTCAACCGAGTACGTCGATCCTTTGTTTAGGACTTTTCCGCTTTTTGGACTAATGTTCAATACCGGTAAGAGTTTTAGAGCAGGATCGTTTCGCGAGTCTTGTGGTATGGATGCATTCCAAGGATGGGATGTATCGCCCCAGCGGCTTAAGCGCCGCTTTTTCGATGGTCAAGATCCGCGGAACATATCCGCGGTCATGGATATTTACAGGCTCCTTAATTTGAAGGGGTTTGCGAAGACTTCCAGAGCTCTCCGCAGCGTAGTGACACGTAGGTACGGGGCATACCCGCTCGTTGCCGAAAAGTCACCCTTTCTTGGTTATACGGTCCAAGAGTCCGCCTTTTTGAGCGATGATTTCTTGGAAAGTGTAGCTCGTATCTCTCCTACGGGAGGTAATTACCGCAAGGTAAGGATACAGAGAGAGTGGTCTATAGCCTGTGAAGGTTTAGACCTGCTGTGGGATGTCGACCTGCAAACGATGACAACCAGCGCTCGCGTCATGAAGACGGAGCCTGAAGCATCGATGCTTGGCGGCTGGGAACAACTGATGCGTGCTAACTTACACACGCTACAGGGTTCGGAGCATCTTGATGGACGTTGGAGTAGACAAGAAATAGTCTACCAGCGAGTGCCCTACCGTTACTTGATCTCAGCCGGTTCCAATTGGCTGCCTAGAGTGATCATCAGGCACTAGAAAAAATGTGGGGATCAGTCTACAATGCGTAGGCCAAACGGTGGAGTCGCTGTCTAGAAAACAGCTACCTGTCAGTCTTCTCCTCTCAGTAATGAGCTCGAGAAATGGCAGCGTATAGGGTTAGAAGCCCTAGACTTTAAAATTCGG